GTTGGGCACACAGCTCTGTATCACTGACACCACGGCTTCGCCATTGAACAAGGCATCAGGGGTGCGATAAGTGATTTCGTCGATGGCAGTCATGGGCAACACTGGCAGTTCACCGTTGGGCGGTAGGTTCAGTGTACCTGCAGGCCAACCATGACCACCACTGGGCAGGCGTATGTAGATGGCTGGCTGCCGGAAGAACTGGGCCAGCGGATTGTTGGTTTTGGGCATTTTTCCACCAGGTAAATAGATACTGTACTTATAGGTCACGAAATCCGCCCCTAGGAAAAGCATGGACGAGCAAGAACTACAACGACTGTTTGAAAAATTCCAGAGTGGTGTCAAGCTCACTGACGACGAAATGCAGAAGCTGGCCAAGGATGCCAGTTTGGCCAATAGAGCCTTGTCCAACATGGGCTCGGCCTTGGGCTCGCTGACCAAACATGCCTTAAGTCTCAGCAAAAAACTCTACGAAGGCGAGCAGGGTGCATCGGTCTTTAACGATACCATAAAATCCGGCACAGACACCTTTGGCGACTTCTTGCTGAAGGGCAACTTGGTTGCCAAATTTTTTGGAGTATTGGTCAAGGCCATTGGTGGTTATGTCAGCGAAGTCAACAAGATGTCGGACAACCTGTACAAGAGCTACCAAAATCTCAGCAAGACAGGAGTGGCAGCCAGCGATGGCATGATGGGTCTGGCTGCAGCCAGCCAACAGTTAGGATTTGGTCTTGAGCAGATTGGACTGGATGCATTTGCAAGGGTAATGACCAATGCCAGCAAAGATCTTGCCATGCTGTCAGGATCAGCCATCGAGGGTCGCAAGAACTTTGTAGATTTTTCAAGTTCCATAGTGAGAGGCGACACTGGTCGGCAACTCATGAACATGGGCATGTCTATAGAAAGCATCAACGAAGGCGTGGCAAGTTATGTCAAGCAACAGGTGCAATTGGGACGTGCTCAAAACATGACCAATCAGCAGTTGCGAGATGGTGCAGTGGCGTATCTCAAAGAAATGGATGCACTGACCAAACTCACTGGTATCCAAAAAGCCGAACTTGAAGCACAGATGGAAAACAATCGCCGCAACGAAAGATTCCGTGCGGCCATTGAAAAAGTCCGTAGAGAACAAGGTGATGATGCTGCCAGGAATCTCGAGTTAAACATGGCCGCGGCATCCGAACGTTTTCCTGAACTGTCAGAAGGACTCAAAGATCTTGCAGCCGGATATGTCAACACCGAGGCAGCAGCCAAGGCTCTGCGTGCTGGCATGGCTGATGTTCCGCAGGCCATGACTCGCGGCCTGGGTTCCGGTTTCAATGAACTCAATCAAGCAGCCAAAAACACCACTGAATCCATGGGATCATTGGCAGAAGTTGGCGGCTATGGTGATGCATTTGGCAACTTCTATGAATCGTTGAAAGCGGCTGGCATGACCCAGCAAGATTTTGAAAAAAGAGTCAAGGAAATACAAGCTGATCGTTTGAAACAGGAAGAAGGGCTGGGTGATAAAGCAACAGCAGATCAAACTAATCTGCGTCGTACTCAGTTAGAGTCAAAAGATGCTCTCCAGAATCTTGTCAAGGCCGGAATTAATCCAGTTACTGCAGCCATGACCGGTTTGGCCAAAGTCACAAATACAGTGGTCACTGGCCTCGGAGGCAAAGTCGCCGGGGGATATAGTGGTGGAGGCGGAGGCGGGGCTGCGGCTGGGGGCGGGGCTGCTGCTGGAGGTGCCGCTGCCAAAGGTGGCGGAGGAGGCGGTGCTCCTACTGGCGGTGGTCTCGCTGGAGTGAAAGATGCTGCCGGTGGAGGTGGTGTGGGATTTTTGCGTACTCTTGGCATGGGACTGCAGGGCCTTGGGTTAGGAGCCACAGGACCGACCTCGGAACCAGCCAGCGGAGTAGAAGGCAAACTGCTCAACTTCATCGGCAAGATCGAAGGACGCGGGGACTACAACATCTTGGTAGGCGGCAAGAGCCTGCCCGAACTCACAGAAATGACCGTGGGCCAGGTCTTGGATTATCAGTCTGGCATGCGTTCACGAGGGCACGAATCCACGGCAGTGGGCAAATACCAAATCATCCAAGGCACCCTGCAAGGTCTGCTGAAACGCGGCGTGGTCAGCCCGGATGACAAATTCAACGCATCAACACAAGACAAATTGGCCACGGCCCTGATGCAGGGTCGCGGGCTTGACCAGTACAAAGCAGGTAAAATACCAGCAGATGCATTCGCTGACAGCCTGGCCAAAGAATGGGCCAGCCTGCCCACGGCATCGGGCAGGAGCTATTATGCCGGCACAGGATCCAACAAAAGCCTGGTGGGCCGTGATGAGTTTATGTCAGTGTTCGCCCGCGACGGTGGTGTGTTTGCTGGACCCAAATCTGGCTATGCGGCCACGTTGCATGGCACCGAGGCAGTGATACCCTTGCCTGATGGCAAGACCATTCCCGTGGTCATGCCCGAATTGGCTTCAAATCTCAAAGACCAGATGGGTATGATGGGTGCCCAACTCATGGCCCTGGAAAATCTCGTGGCTATCATGCGTGATCAGACCACTATCAGCACGAAGATACTTCAAGCATCCAACAACTAGCGGTAAATATCTGCTACCGCGAGGATAGCCATGAGCTGGAAAAAGTATTTCAAAGTAGCAAATGTGGGAGGACAACTCAGTCCTCTGTCAGGATCTGGTGCCGAAGGCTTACCCGGCTATGGTCGCAACGACGGTAGAGATCCCTTGCGTGGCCACGCTGACGTGGTATACCGCAACTATGCCAGCCGACTGCCCGAAGTGTACACCGGGCATCCCAATCGAGTAGAACGCTACAATCAATACGAAGCCATGGACATGGATTCGGAAATCAATGCCTGCCTGGACATCATAGCGGAGTTCTCCACACAGCCCACACCGGATGAGCAGGTACCGTTTTCAGTGCAGTACAATGACAAGCCCACGGATCACGAAGTGGAGATCATCAAGAAGCAGTTGCAGCAGTGGACAAAACTGAACAAGTTAGATCAAAGGATCTTCCGCATCTTCCGCAACACCATCAAGTACGGCGACCAAGTATTCATCCGCGATCCTGAAACGTTTGAACTGTACTGGGTGGACATGACCAAGGTGGCTCGCGTGATCGTGAACGAATCAGAAGGCAAACGGCCCGAGCAGTATGTGATCCGCGACATCAATCCCAATTTCCAGAATTTAACCATCGCGGCCAAGACCACTACAGACTATCAGTCAAACCCGCCAGCGTCGGGCTACATCGCACCCATGAACTATACCGTGCCCACGGGAGGTGCAGGTGGACAGGGTGCCGGACTCAGCAGATTCAATGCTGCTATGAACGAAGCTGTGTTGGATGCCAAGCACGTGGTGCATGTAAGTTTAACTGAAGGCCTGGACTTTTACTGGCCCTTTGGACAGTCAATACTGGAAGTGATCTTCCGTGTATTCAAGCAGAAAGAACTCTTAGAAGATTCTGTGCTGATCTATCGTGTGGCCCGGGCACCAGAACGGCGTATGTTCAAGATCGACGTGGGCAACATGCCTTCACACATGGCCATGGCTTTTGTGGAACGTGTGAAAAACGAGATACATCAGCGTCGTATACCATCAAATACCGGCGGCGGCCAGCACATCATGGATTCCAGTTACAATCCGCTGTCGATCAATGAAGACTACTTTTTCCCGCAGACAGCGGATGGACGTGGCTCGTCAGTGGAGGTCCTGCCCGGTGGATCAAATCTTGGCGAGATCGACGACTTAAAATACTTCAACAACAAGATGTGCCGTGGACTGCGTGTGCCCAGTTCCTATCTGCCCACTGGTCCGGATGACTCAGATCGCACGCTGAACGACGGCAAAGTGGGCACAGCACTGATACAGGAATATCGTTTCAACCAGTATTGCGAACGCCTGCAACGCTTGATCATACAGAAATTAGATGACGAATTCAAGATGTTCATGCGGTGGCGTGGTTTCAACATTGACTCTGGCTTGTTCTCCATCACGTTCAATCCGCCGCAGAACTTCGCCAGTTATCGCGAAGCCGAACTGGACACCAGCCGTGTGTCGGTATTTTCTCAGTTGGAACAGGTGCCTTATATGAGCAAGCGATTCCTGCTCAAACGCTATCTTGGCCTTTCAGAAGACGAGATCGTGGAAAACGAAGCACTATGGCACGAAGAGCGGGCCAAACCCGAAGCACCGGCAGCACAAGGCCAAGACCTGCGTGGCGTGGGCGTGAATCCTGCGGATCTGGAATCTGACATCACCACGGGCACAGAATTAGCCGGCATGGGAGCACCTGTTGAGCCTGCAGTGGATGCTGGCACAGCACCGGGGCAACAGCCTGTGACAGCCGTGGGAGCACCACCGGCCCCGGGCACCGTACCACCCGCATAAATATCGTCATGATACTGAACGAACTCTATGATCGCAGTCCTGCAGCCTATCAAGATGTAGCACAGGACAATTCACAGCCTCGCCTGGGCGATCTCCGCAAGACCAAACTCACACTGAGGCAGATCAACAAACTGCGTCGCATGAATGACGTGCGTAGTTTTGAGTTCAAAGAAAAACTCAAACGAGTTCAACAGCAGTATGCTCCACCGGCACAGCCTGTGCTGTGATACAAGATCCTCCGAGATCTGTAAAAAATCCGTAATATTCCAAAAAATCCACCGTAAAACACGCAGTTTTCCCCTGATGGTGTAAATATTCTACAGAGCCATTACTTTGGAGGGACTCATGAATAAATTTGAACAACTGATCGAATTTGTGATCAACGATGAAGAGGCGAAAGCCCGCGAATTGTTCCATGACATCGTCGTGGAAAAAAGCCGTGCCATCTATGAAGAAATGATGGAAGAAGAAACCGTCGAAGAAAGCGAAGAGCAGATCGACGAAGAGTCAACTCATGACGAAGACGACAAAGCCGAAAAAGCCGGCCGTAAAGTCACCAAAGACATCGAGTATGATGACAAAAAAGACAAGATGGACGAGTCCGAGGAAGCAGTAGCAGAAGACTTGGGCGGCGATCAAGCCGATGATCTCATCGACGACATCGAAGTGGAAGAAGAAGGTTTGAGCATGGAAGGCGAAGGCTCGGACGACATGGGCGAAGAAATGGCCGATGCTGATATCGAAGATCGTGTGGTCGACCTCGAAGACAAATTGGACGAACTCATGGCTGAATTTGAAGCACTCATGGGCGACCAAGGCGAAGCCGATGTAGACACCGAAATGGACATGGAAGTTGACAGCGATGACGGCATGACCGACATCCAAGTGGCCGACGACGAAATGGAAACCGAAGGCATGATGAAGATGCCCATGGAAGAAGCTATCAATTTGAAAGCTGCTCCTGCTCCTGTGAAATCAGAAGAAGCCGGCGTAAACAAGAAATCCACCGTGGCTGCTAACTCAGGTGCTGTTGGTGCTGCTGCACAGCCAGTTAAAATGACCGGCGATGTGGCACAGGGACGTCCTGCTCCTTCTACCAAGGATCTCATTGGCAAAGTACAGAACACACCTGCACAGAGCACAGTCAAGCAAGAACCCGCAACAAAACCTCACCTTGCACAGGCCACCGGCGTCAACACCAAGACACCGTTTCCCAAGCAATAAGGAACCCAGGTAAATGGCTCTTTACCTCAGAGAAAATCTTACTTTCGACGCTGCCCGCATAGTTGTAGAAGGCAGCGAAGAAGGTAAGAACCTCTACATGAAGGGCATCTGCATCCAAGGCGGTGTGAAAAACGCCAACGAGCGTGTGTATCCTGTGAACGAGATTGAGCGTGCAGTCAAGACACTGAACGAACAGATCACGTCGGGTTACTCAGTGCTGGGGGAAGTAGATCATCCTGATGATTTGAAAGTTAACCTGGACCGTGTAAGCCACATGATCACAGAAATGTGGATGGATGGCCCCAACGGATTTGGTAAACTAAAAATATTGCCCACACCCATGGGCCAGTTGGTGAAAACCATGCTGGAATCGGGTGTGAAACTCGGAGTTTCAAGCCGCGGTAGCGGAAACGTTAACGAGGCCAATGGACATGTCAGTGACTTTGAAATCGTCACTGTCGATGTTGTTGCCCAACCCAGTGCACCTAATGCATATCCCAAAGCCATATACGAAGGCATGATGAACATGAAATACGGTCATCACGTGTTGGAAATGGCTCGAGAAGCCGGGTCGGACAACAAAGTACAGAGATACTTGAAGAGCGAAGTAGTTCGCCTCATCAAAGATCTCAAAATCTAGGAGAAACGCATGTTAGATGCACTCAAACCCTTACTAGATAGCGACTTGATCAACGAGGAAACTCGTAGCGAGATTTCGGAAGCTTGGGAAGCCAAGATGACCGAAGCTCGTGAACAGGTACGTGCAGAACTCCGCGAAGAGTTTGCACAACGCTATGAGCATGACAAAACAGTAATGGTGGAAGCCCTGGATCGCATGGTAACAGAAGGTCTCACTGCAGAGATCTCGGCTGTGGCTGCTGAAAAGCAAGCACTTGCTGAAGATCGCGTCAAATTCAATGTCAAGATGAAAGAATCAGCCACGAAGTTCAACGACTTCATGGTCACCAAACTTGCAGAAGAAATTGGCGAACTCCGCAAAGATCGCCAGCAGCACAGCCAAGGACTGGAGAAGTTAGAAAAGTTCGTGGTACAAGCACTGGCCGGTGAGATCATGGAATTCGCACAAGACCGTCGTGACGTGGTGGAAACCCGCGTGCGTCTGGTCCGTGAAGCCCGTGGCCAACTGGAAGCACTGAAATCACGTTTCGTGAAAGAAAGTGCAGCCAAAATGAGCCACTCTGTAGCCAAGCATCTCCGGGCAGAACTCAGCCAATTGCAAGAAGACATCAAGATCGCTCGCGAGAACAATTTTGGTCGTCGCATATTCGAAGCATACGCTGCGGAATTTGGAGCCACACACTTGAACGAGAACGCAGCAGTACGCGAACTCAAAGGCATGGTAGCAGACAAAAACCGTCAGTTGGCCGAAGCCACCCAGACACTCGAGAAAGCCAAAGTTCTCGTGGAGTCTAAAGAGCGTGAGATCCGCATGATCAAGGAATCCAATGTTCGCGAAAGCACCATGGAAGAATTGCTCGCACCTCTGAACGAGGAAAAACGAGAAGTCATGAAGAATCTCTTGGAAAGCGTCCAGACAGCACGTCTGAAAGGAGCTTTCGAGAAATATCTACCAGCAGTGTTGGCAGAGGGCAAAACAGCGAAAGCTCGAACGGTGATCGCTGAAAGCCATGTTGCAGTGACTGGTGATAAAAGTGTCAAGGTGATTGAAGAAGATCGTTCCAACGTTATCGATATCAAACGCCTGGCAGGACTGTAATAGCCAACAAAGGAGACTTAAATGTCACAAGAACTATTAGAAAGCCGTTGGGACGAGACCAAAGAAGCCCTCATGGAAGGCCTCAAAGGCAGCCGTCGCAACACCATGGGTGTGATCCTCGAGAACACACGCAAGTACCTCAAAGAGAACGCAAGTCCTGGTTCTACTGTTTCCGGCAACATCGCCACATTAAACCGTGTGATCCTGCCGGTGATCCGACGGGTCATGCCCACAGTGATCGCCAATGAGCTGGTTGGTGTACAGCCCATGACCGGTCCAGTTGGCCAGATCCATACCTTGCGTGTTCGTTACGCAAGCACGATGACAGACCAATCCGCTGCTGCTACCTCCGTAATCGCTGGCG